TCCCGCCCGACCACGGCAAAGCGAAATATCTCCCCGAGGGATTCCACGATGACTCGGTGGTACTGAACACCGGTAAATGAAACTTTTTTCACAACATTGAATAACCTTGCACGGAGGTGCGACATGGCTTTGAAGCTCGTCACCGACGAAACCCCGTCGCCACGTCGTCGGGTGAAGTCCGAGAAGATCAAGACGGCCTACCGGAGTGGCGACAAGCTGCGCATTCTGGACGCCATGTTCCAGACGGCAGCCTCCATCGCCGAGGATCCCGATCAGGCTGCCCGCGACCGCACGGCAGCACTGAAGTCCCTGGAGTCCCTGCTGGACAAGGCCGAGAAGGCCGGTGCGCTGGCAGGTGCCACCGCCCCGGTGACCCCGCAGGTCTCGAAGGTCCGCAAGGCGGTAGGCGCTGAAGGCTGGACGGGTGTCTGAACCCCACCTGTCCTCGATAGCGAAACACCTCGTCTACCCTGACGGGATTGCCTCGACGGCATGGCCGGTGGCCCGTCAGGTGTGCGAGCAGGCCGGTATGGGCTTCGACCGCTGGCAGGATGATCTGGCCCGCCTCATCCTCGCCCAGGACGCCAATGGCGAGTTCGTCAACAAGGTGGATGGCGTGGAGGTGTCGATCCCTCGTCAGGTGGGCAAGACCTACACGGTGGGCGCTCTGGTGTTCGGTCTGGCTGCGGTGATCGCCGACGGCATGATGATCTGGACTGCCCACCACACTCGCACCTCGGATGAGACGTTCCTGGCGTTGCAGAACCTTGCCAACCGGCCGGGCCTGTCGCAGTACGTGTCGAAGGTGCGCGCCGGCAACGGCAAGCAGGCCTTGGAGTTCACGTCCGGGTCGCGCGTTTTGTTCGGTGCCCGCGAGGCCGGGTTTGGCCGCGGTATCCCCGGCGTTGATCTGATCGTGTTCGATGAGGCTCAGATTCTGTCGCAGAAGGCCCTGGACGGCATGGTGCCCACCTTGAACACGTCCGATCTGGGGCTGGCGATCCGTATCGGCACCCCGCCGCGCCCCACCGACCCTGCCGAGGCGTTCATCGAGTTTCGTCGGTCTGCGTTGAAGGGCGACATGGTGGGTGGCACCTATGTTGAGATTGGCGCCCCCGATGATGCCGACCTGTCGGATCGGAAGGTGTGGGCCAGGGCGAACCCGTCGTTTCCTCGCCGCACCTCGGAGGCGGCCATTTTGCGTATGCGCCGCCAGCTGGGTGAGGAGTCGTTCCGCCGTGAGGGCATGGGGATCTGGGACTCCGACACGGTTTCGACCGCCATCGACCGTCAGGCATGGATGGACGCGGCGATGGACCGGGCCGGTGATGGACCACGCTGCTGGGCAGTGAAGTTCTCCGCAGACGGTGCAGCCGTCGGACTGGGTGTTGCCGTCAAGCAGGACGCCAAACTGATCGTTGTCGATGGTGTGCGTCAGGCCTCGACCGGAGAGGGCACCAGTTGGCTGGTGGACTTCCTCACCGATCCAGACCGGCTCGCCAACACGTCGCAGATCGTCGTGGATGGCAAATCGGGTTCGTCGTGGCTGGTGGACCAGCTGCGTTCGGCGAAGGTTCCCGCCCGCGTCATCTGGACCCCGTCTGTGGACCAGGTGACGGCAGCCCATGCGGGCCTGCTTGCCGGTCTGCGCGACGGCACGCTGCGACATGTGGACAATGAACTTTTGGACCAGCAGGCAACAACGGTGACACGCCGCAAGATCGGCACCCGTGGAGGGTTCGGCTGGGCGGCACCGCCCGGGTCGGATGCGAGCCTGCTGGATGCGGTGACGTTGGCCCATTGGGGTGCTGCGACAACGAAGCGGCGTCCCGGTCATCGAGGAGGGGTGACGATCCTGTGATGTTCTCCAGTACACCCGTGGTGGCTGGCCTGTCTGACGACGAGCAGCGCACCCTGTCCGACTTGTGGGCCACGTTGGCACGCACGACACCGAAGAATCTCCTGCTCGACACCTACTATGCGGGGCATCGTGCCCTGCAGGACTTGGGCATCTCGGTTCCCCCTCAGATGGCACGTACTCGTGCCGCCCTGGGATGGCCTGCCAAGGCGGTGCAGGCGCTGGCCCGCAAGCATGTCTGGGAGGGCTACACGCTGGATGGGCAGATCGACCCGTTCGACATCGGCGGCATCCTGCAGCGCAACGATTTTACCTTGACCCTGATGCAGGCGATCACGGCCGCCTACAAGCATTCCGTGGCGTTCCTCACGGTTGCCCCGGGCGATGAGTCGGCAGGTGAACCTCCGGTGGTGGTGCGTGCCCGCGACGGCCTGTGGACGACCGCCCACTGGAATGCCCGCTCCGGCATGATCGACGCCGCCCTGGAGATCACCGACACCACCGAGCAGGACTCCGACATTCCCGGCTTGGTGGCATCGGAGCCTTCCCGGTTCATCCTGCATACATTGGATGCCACGATCATCGCCACCGCCGAGAAGCATGTGTGGTCCGTGGATCGCCTTGACAATCCGTCGCGGCGTATCATGGTGGAGCCGCTGGTCTACTCCCCCGAGATTTCCCGGCCGTTCGGTCATTCCCGTATCTCTCGAGAGGTGCGCTATCTCACTGACGCCGCGGTGCGAACCCTTGTCAGGGCGGAAACCTCGGCTGAGTTCTTTGCTTCCCCGCAGCGCTACGTGCTGGGTGCCTCTGCCGACCAGATGGAGGCGATGCAGGACAGGTGGCGTGCTGTCACTGGTCGTGTCCTCGCCCTGTCCCCCAATGACGAGGGCGAGAATCCGACGGTTGGCCAGTTCACGCAGATGTCGATGGAGCCGCATCTGAGCATGTATCGGCAGCTGGCCCAGAACTTCTGTGCAGCCACTGGTTTGCCTCAGTCGTCGGTGGGGCTGTTTGCCGACAATCCGGCATCAGCGGAGGCCATGCAGGCTGCCGAAGTGGCCCTCTCCGATGAGGCCGAGTACCAATGGAGGGTGTTCAACGGTCCCCTGCTGCGCATCCTTCAGGATGTTCTCATGGTTGCGGAAGGCTTGGATACCCTACCGGAGGAGTCGTGGAACGTCCACCTGTCGTGGACACCGGCACGCTATGTGTCTCCGCAGGCCTCCAGCGATTTCATCGTCAAGACGGTGTCGGCACTGCCTAAGGTTGCCGGGACGACGGTGGCTCTGCAGCGCGCCGGGTTCACCACCTCGGAGATCGAGCAGATGCAGGCCGAATGGTCGCAGAATGGGCTGCTGAATCGCCTCGCCGATACCAATATCGATGAACGGTATTTGGCTCAGGCGGTTGCCTCCAGTCCGGAGCAGCCAGCAGAGGATGAACGGTAGTGGGTGTCATCACTCCAGCCGATGTTGCCAGGCAGCGCAAAGCCACCACCACCCTGTCTTGGCTTTCAGGACGCGATCTGGCACGTGCTTGGAAGCTCATGGACCCCAGCCGTCCAGAGCAGACCAGGGATGATCTGATCGAGGTCGTGGATGCCCTGGGGGTTGACTACAGCCGACTGTCTGGCGTGGCTGCCGCACAATGGTATGAGCAGATGCGCAGCAAATCCGGTGTGACGAAACCGTTCACGCCGCGCCCCGAGCAACCGGTCAACCGGGATCGGATCAGGGGAACCGTGAAATGGGCGGCCGGAAGCCTGTGGGGAAGCCACCCGGAGGAAACCGTCGCCACGCTCACGCAATCCCTAGACCGTTGGGTGCGCACCGGTGCATCAGCAACGATCACCGGCAACGCTGCAGCCGACAGGGCCTGCACCAGATATGCCCGGGTGCCGCAAGGCGCGAGGACATGCACGTTCTGCACCATGCTCGCTTCACGCGGCTGGGTGTATGCCAGCAAAGCCTCTGCCGGTGGCCTCACCAGGTATCACCCCGGCTGTGACTGCGCCATCGTCCCCTCGTTTGGCAAGCGCGGATCGACACCGCAGCTGCAAGGCTACGACCCAGACGCCTACCTGGCCTTGTATGAGCAGGGTCGCGCCCGTGCAGGCAGCGGATCAGAGACAGACATTCTCGCCGCGATGCGCCGTGTCAATCCGGACCAGTACACCGATGGTGTACATGCCGACTGACACCCACTGAAACATCGTTCCAGTGGCCCACTAGTTTTCGACCAGCCCTTCACCGTGTGGTGCGAGGGCTGCTTGTCGTGCCCTGCCGCACGGCGGGGCCTCATTGCCGCATGGCACCCATCAACCCGTAGGAGGGGTGACGATCATGTCCGAAACCACCGATGCCACCGAGACGCAGACTCAGGATGCTGCACCGCAGACCGACGAGTCCAAGCCTGCCGAGACCGACTGGAAGGCCGAGGCGCGCAAGTGGGAGTCCCGGGCGAAGGCCAACCATGATGCCGCACGGCAGTTGGCCGAGTTGCAGGATGCCCAGCGCACCGATGCTGAGAAGCTGGCCGACGCCCAGGCCACGATCAAACGTTTCGAGGCTGCCGAGCAGCGGCGTAGCTGGGCAGACGAGGTGTCCTCCGACACCGGTGTTCCGGCGAACCTGCTCAGCGGGGACACCTTGGAGGCCATGCGTTCCTCAGCTGAGGCGCTGACCACCTGGGCCGCCGAGGCCCGCAAGACGCACCCGGTGATCGATCACACACGCACCCCCAGCACATCTGACACAACGTCCACATTCATGCGCCAACTGTTTGGCCGGGACTGATTCGAAAGGGGACATATCATGTCCGTGTTCTCACTGTCCGACACAAAGCCGTTGCTGCCTCGCGAAATCGCAGCCGGCATGATCACTCAAGCCCAGCAGGGATCCGTCGTGTCCCGGCTGTCCGGAGCCGACCCGATGCGCTTCGGAAACGTCGACTACATCGTGTTCAACGATGTACCCAAGGCAGAGTTCGTTGAGGAGAACGGTGAAAAGTCGTCCACCAGCGGCTCCTTCACCTCCGTTACCGCCGTGCCCCACAAGGCACAGGTGACGATGCGGTTCTCCGAGGAAGTGAAGTGGGCCGACGAGGACCACCAGCTGGGTGTTCTGCAGACCCTTGCCGATTCCGGCTCCACTGCCCTTGCGCGAGCGCTCGACTTCGGTGTCATCCACGCCATCAACCCGCTCACCGGCTCCAAGATTCCAGGCTGGACCAACAACATCACCACCACCCCCAAGGTGATCACCGGTGATTCCAAGACCGATGTGGACGACCAGTTCCGCAACGCCGTTGGCATGCTCATCAAGAACCCGAAGCCCATCGCCGTCACGGGCGCCGCCTTCGACTCCTCTTTTGCCTGGGACCTCGCCTCCCTCAAGACGAAGGATGGTTCGGGGGCCACCTCACAGCTGCGCTACCCTCAGCTGGGCTTCGGCACCGACATCACCTCGTTCATGGGGTTGCCCACCGCGCAGTCCAACACCGTTTCGGGCCGCCCCGAGGCTCAGGACACCGGTGTGCGCGCCATCGTCGGTGACTGGGCCAACGGTCTGCGCTGGGGTGTTCAGCGCAACATTCCGGTGACCCTCATCGACCGTGGCGACCCGGACGGTCAGGGTGATCTGGCCCGCAAGAACCAGATCGCGCTGCGTCTGGAGATCGTCTATGGCTGGCATTCGTTCGTTGATCACTTCGCCATTGTCACGACCCCTGCCGCCCCGAAGCCGTCTGGTAGCGGTTCCTGATCATGGCAGATATCCCGTTCGCCACCGTGTCTGATCTGGAGGCACGGTGGCGTGGCCTGTCGGAGGCAGAGCAGGCCCGTGCCGCCGTGCTTCTGGCCGACGCCTCCGCCCTCATCCGGGACACGGTTCCCAGCTGGGGGCAGGTGTCGGAGCAGACGTTGCGTGCCATCTGCTGCGCCGTGGTGCGCCGCGCCATGAGCGTGGATGTCGATCTGCCCGATGGGGTGTCGAGTTTCAACGAGACCGCAGGGCCGTTCAGCCAGCAGATGTCGTTTGCCAACCCGACCGGCGACCTGTATCTCACTCGGGCTGAGAAGGCCCGGATGGGGGTTGGGGTGGCGACGGCGGCCTCCATTGACCTTTTGGGGCAGCCGTGATCGCCCGGCACACCGTTACCCATATTGCCCGCATCGACGCCGATGGGCGTGATGCCCACGGCAATCCGATTCACCGGTGGGCCGAGCCGGAGGTTCGCAAGGTGTTCGGCTGGCATCAGCTGACCGCCGAGGAGCTTGCCGAGCAGGGGATCAACCGTTCCACGCGGCGTCTGGCCGTGCTGGCACCGTGGCAGCCGTCCATCGGCGACCGGGTGAAGATTCTGGGCACCACGTTCGAGGTGGATGGGGAGCCGCAGGACTGGAATCACGGCCCGTTCGCCTTCCAGCCGGGCTACCGGTTCCATCTGGAGGTGTGGCATGGCTGAGATTCGACTGAAGCTCCACCACGAGGCCATCCGCCAAACCCTCAAGAGCGACCAGGTGAACGCCGAGGTGCATGGGTTGGCCGAGCCCGCCTGCGAGGCCGCCAACCGATGGGCGCAGGCGTATCAGGCGGGGCACCGGTCGGGACAGCCGGGTCCGCATTTCAAGGTGGTCACCGAGCCGGGGCGCAACCGCGCCCGCTACACGGTGCGGCCTGCCACCGGGTTCGGGGTGTGGCTGGTGTCCCACGACCCGGCCGGGTTCATGGCCTGCCTCGACAAGGCAAGGAGCACACGATGATCGAGGCACTTCTCGTTGAGGCGCTCCAGCAGCCTCTGGCCGAGCTGGGACACCCTGTGGTGACCGTGTCCACGGAGCTTCCCGTCGATCTGGATGGGGAGCATGTGCAGGTTCGTGCCACTGGCGGGCCACCCATTCGGGATCTGGTTCTGGACGAGCGCACCGTCGCCGTGGTCTGCACATGCCTCGATGCGGTTGATGCTGCACGTCTGGCTGACGATGTGCGCGTCGCCCTGGGCCGGCTGGAGGGCTACGCCGCCTCCGGGATGTATCTCACCTCGGCCTCGTGCACCGCCCCGGCATGGCTGCCGGACCCCGACGGCCACCCCCGCTATGCCATGTCCACCACCATTCTTGTCCACAATCCGAGAGCATAAGGAGTAATCATGGTTCAGGACTTGTCCACTGTCCGTATCGGGTCCCCCAAGGCGGTGGGTGGCTATGCCGCCACTGCCCCGATGGACACTAAGCGCCCCACGAAGGCCCCCGATCCGCTGACCGGCTATGTTAAGTTGGGATATATCTCTGATGATGGCGTGTCCATCAAAACCGATTTCGGCACCGACAAAATCAAGGACTGGAACCTCGACACGGTCGCCGTCGTTCAGAAGAATTCCGAGGCCTCCATCGAGGTGACGTTCATCTCGACCGACCCGGAAACGTGCCGCGCCCTGTTTGGAGACGATGGTCAGGTCACCATCTCCAATGGGCATGTCATCAACATTTCCATTGATGGCCACATCATGCCCCACAGGCGGTGGGCCTTCCTGCTGTCCGATGGTCAGGGTGAGGGAATCCTCGACATCGGCGATGGTCAGGTGACCGGTGTTGACGGCCTGGAGTTCAAGAAGGATCAGGTGGTCGGTTTCAAGACGACCATCGAGCTGTTCAAGGACGAGAAGGGCAACTTCCTCAATTGGCTGATGGTTCCCCCTGCCGCCCCGAAGCCCTCTGGCTCCGGTTCCTGATCCCCCATAGTCCGCCCCCGGGTGTGGCTTGCCGCTGCGACGCACCCGGGGGCACCCCTCATGCTCAAGGAGTTTTGAATGTCTGATGTGACCGTTCTGCACGTTGGTGACCGTGATGTGGAGGTCGACGCCGACCAGATCACCGACCCCACCCTCGATGTGCTCGAGGCTCTGGGTGAGGCCGCCGAAACCAACTCGATCCTCGCCACCGTTCGGCTTCCGAAACTGGTTGGTGTCGACACGGATGGCTGGAGGCAGTCTGACCTGTTCAAGTTCGCCGACGCCTATGCGAAGGCCTACGAGGGGGCTGCGGAGTTGAGTGTCCCGGAATCCTCTGGCTCCGCCGACTGATCGCGGAGCACCGATCCGAGGTCGAATACGAGTGTCTCCGGCTGGGGTTGCGACTGCGTGAGGCGTCCGGTACCGGTTCAACCCGGTGGCGTGACGTGTTCGTCGCCTGCCGTCATGCCCCGGCCGGCTCGCCGCTGGCCGCCATCTGTGACCCGTACGCCGCCTGGACGGTGACGGAGCAGATTCAGGCGGCCCGATTCGACCAGTTCAACATGTTCTGGTGGTCCCTGGGTGGCAGCAAGGGGCGTAAACCCAAACCGGTGCCCCGCCCGTGGGACGAGGACACCACACAGCATTACGGAACACCTATCACCCGTGCCGACGCAGATGCGATGCTGGCACGTCTCACCAGGGGGTGACCATGGCAACCGAGCTTGCGCAGGGATATCTGTCGCTGTCGGTGCGGTTCCAGTCCGGCGCGTTCAAGCAAATCGAGTCGTCTCTGGCTTCGACGCAGCGCGCCTCGGAGCGTACGGGGCGCACGATTGGCAGGCATCTGTCTGCCGGCTCCAAGGCTGGCACGACGGATGTCAAGGCGAATCTGAGTGCCGCCCAGTCGGCATTCGACCGGGCATCCCGGGTGTCCCAGCGCGCCGGTGAAGCCACCCAGGCGGCGCAGCGCAAGGCCACCATCGCCACCCGTGAAACAGCGGAGGCCACCCGCAGATATGGGGCCGACTCGCTGCAGGCATTGAAGGCGCAGGACCGTGAGGCCCGCGCCACCAAGGCCCTGTCGGAGGCCAAGCTGAAGGAGGCGTCGGCCTCCAAGGCGGCCTCGGATGCCGAGAAGAAGCTGGACGCCGCCAAGAAGGCATCCATCGGGCGCACCCCGAGGATGCTCCAGCCACTCAAACGGTCGCTGGCGAACTTCAAGAAGACGCTGCCAAACCCGTTCGAGGCGATGCCCCGTATGGCGCAGACCTCGGCTGGCCGGGCGATACAGACGCTGAACAGTCGTATTTCGTCTGGCATGGGGCGGGTGAATGCGACGGTATCCAAGGCGACTAGCGTGGCCTCCAAGGCTGCCCTTGCCGGTGCTGGTGCTGCCACCGCAGGTGCCGTGGCTGGGGTCGGATTCGCCTTGAAGAAGGGCTTTGGCCGTCTCGAATCCATCGACAATGCCAAGCAGAAGCTGCTTGGTCTGGGCAATTCCGCCAAGGATGTTGACCAGATCATGCAGGATGCCACCGCCTCGGTGAAGGGCACATCCTTCGGCCTGGAGGAGGCGGCCACCACATCGGCGATGATGGTTGCCACCGGCATCAAGCCCGGCAAGGAGTTGGCATCCACGCTGCGCACTGTCGCGGACACGGCGACGATTGCCGGGATGTCCATGGGCGACGCAGGCAAGATCTTCTCCTCGGTGGCTGCCCGCGGCAAACTGCAGGGCGACGACATGATGCAGCTGACTTCTGCCGGTGTTCCGGTGTTGCAGGCCCTGTCGAAGCATTTGAAGAAGTCACAGGCAGACGTGTCGAACATGGTGTCGAAGGGGCAGATCGACTTCAAGACGTTCGCCGCTGCCATGGATGATTCTCTGGGTGGTTCGGCTGCCAAGTCGGGTGACACGTTTGCCGGCTCGTTGAAGAACATGGGTGCCTCGATTGGCCGCATGGGCGCAGGCCTGATGCAGGGCGCGTTCCCCCGGCTCGCCCCCATGTTCCAGGACCTCACCAAGTCGATGGCTCCGCTGGAGGAGGCATCCAAGCGCGTTGGTGAACGCATCGGCAATCTGATGGCTCCCGCATTCGACGCGATAGGGCGCGCCTTGCACGGCGGCGGCGTGGTTGCCGGTATTAGTCGCCTCAAGGATGCCCTGGGTGGCCTGTGGGACATCATTGCCCGCAACGATTTTTCGGGTCGTTTCGCCAAGGCGTTCAACGTCCAAGAGGATTCCGCGCTGGTTGGCTGGCTGCTGCAGGTGCGCAACGGGTTCGCCGCCATCTTCGATCTGCTGGTGCACGGTCGCCTCGATGAGCGTGTCGCCACCATCCTCGGGGTGGACCCCTCCGACACTCTTGTCGTCGTCCTGACGGAGGTCCATGACCGGCTGGGTGCGATCCCGGAGGTGGCTGGTCGGGTGAAGCAGGCCTTCAAGGACATGTGGAGTGGTCTTGCCGTCACCGACGCCTTCGATGACAACGAAACTGTGGGCAAGCTCACGGTGTGGCAGCAGCGTGGTGCCCAGCTGCGTGAGGGCATCTCCCGGCTGTGGGGCATGTTGGAGGATTTCGCCTCCGCGGCAGTGACCCTCGTCCAGGGTGTGTGGGCTGTTGCCGGTCCGGCGATCACGGCGGTTCTGTCCGGGATTGGCAAGCTCATCGGGAAGATGGTGGTGCTTGCAGGTGCTGCCGTGGCTGGTGTCGTGGTGGGCACGCTCAAGGTGTTGACGCCTCTCATGGAGAAGCTGGGTGGTCTCATGCAGCGTCATGCCGTGCTGTTGCAGGCCATAGCCGTGTCGGTGGGTGCTGCTGTCGGTGCGATCATCGCAGGCCGCAAGGCTGTGCTGGTGGTGGACATGCTGGGAAAGACGGCTGTCGGTGCGGTGAAGTCGTTCCGGGCGCTCAAGGAGGTGTTCCAGGGGTTCAAGGCGACAGCCACTGCTGTGCGGGCATTCGCCGCAGCCAACCCGCTGGGCCTGATCGTCATCGCCGTGGCAGCTCTCGCCGCCGGGCTCATCTACGCCTACACGCATTCCGAGCGGTTCCGCAACGCCGTCAACGCGCTGGGCATCCATCTGAAGAACTTCGGTGCCATGGTGGGTCGTCAGACGGCGGCCATGCGTGAGCATCTGCACAATTTCGGGACGGTGGTCAAGCACGGTGCCGACGTGGTGTTCGGCGGAATCCGGGTGGCCTTCCAGGGCTTGTGGAACTGGGTGTCCAAGGTGTTCCTCGTCTGGTGGAACGGCCTCAAACTGTATCTGACGACGCCACTTGTCATCGCGAAAGCGATCATCACCGGTAATTTCGGTGCGATCAGGGCGCAGTTCACGAAGATCTGGCATTGGGTCAAGTCGGTGTTTGCCCTGTGGTGGCAGACAGTCAAGCCGATCTTGGGCAAGCCGGTTGAGGCTGCTCGCGACATGATTGGCAAGGCGTGGGGCAAGATCAAGGGCTTCTTCTCCAGCGTCGGCAACTGGGTGCGTGGCGCCTGGAGCAGCTCGTGGTCGACGGTCAAGGGCATCATGGTGCGACCGATCCATGCCGCCCGCGACGCCATCCACACCGCCTTGGGCAAGATCAGGTCGTTCTTCGACGGCACCAAGAATGCCATCAAGAAGTCGTGGGACGGTCTGCGTGGCATCATGTCTGCCCCGGTGCGTTGGGTGGCCGATCGTGTCATCAACCCGATGGTGCGTTCCTACAACACGCTTGCCGGCAAGGTGGGCATGGGCAAGAAGCTCACGGAGTGGAGCTTCAAGGGGTTCCGCATCGGCGGCTACACCGGCAACGCGGGTGTGGATCAGGCGGCCGGCATCGTTCATGGCCGCGAATATGTCCTGACGGCCGAGGAGACACACCGGCTGGGTGGCCCCGGTGGTGTGGAGGCGTGGAAACGTGTCGCCTTGGGGCGTGGCTATCGTAGGGGCGGCTATGTGTGGCCGACCACGTCTCGTCGCCTGTCGCCGAACTATCGTCGCCATTCCGGTGTGGACATTCCCGTGCCGTCGGGTACGCCGCTGTTTGCCACCGAGGATGGCACCGTGTCCTATGTGGGCACCGGGCGCGGTTATGGCCGGGCGATCTTCCTGACTGGTGCCGACGGGGTGCCGTGGGTGTATGGACACACGTGGAGGGCCACCGTCTCCACCGGTGCCAGGGTGAGGCGTGGTCAGCAGATTGGCCTGTCTGACAACACTGGTCATTCGACCGGTCCTCACCTGCACATCGAGGCGGCGCGGGGCAGGTTTGCGCAGTCGTCCAACCGTGCCTACACGTTGGGTCTGCTGGGCGGCTCCATGTCGCCTGCCGGTGGTTTGGGTTTGCCTGCAACCGGTGACGGGGCGGGCTATTTCGACCCGCTGGGCTGGCTGAAGGGCAAGATCGCCGGGCCGATGGGTCGACTGAAGGAGCTGGGTTCCGGGTTCGGTCAGGTCGTCAAGGGTATGGCCACCAGTATCGGTCACGGCATGCTGGGTGCAGCAGGCAACTGGGCCAAGCAGATGGCGTCGAGGGCCTGGGATTCGGTGTCTGCCACCGCAGGCAAGGGGCTTGCGCTGGTGAAGGGCGCTGGACGGATTGCACGGTGGGCACCGTTCGTGGAGCGTGCCCTGCGCGTGTCTGGTATCGGCGGCGGTCCGCTCGATGTGGCCTTGTGGCTCAAGCAGATCAAAACCGAGTCCGATGGTAATCCGCGTCTGGTGCAGTCGTCTGCACTGCGTGACATCAACGTGCGCCGGGGTGACCCTGCCCGTGGCCTCGTCCAGGTTCCCGGCGTCACCTGGGCAGACTTTGGTCGTGATATGGGTCCGTTCATCCCGAACGTCTATGACCCGTTCAAGAACCTCGTCGTGGGTATGCGTGCTGCTGGCCGTCAGCACAGGCATTGGCGTCGCGTCATCGGCAAGGGCCACGGCTATCTGCGCGGCGGACGAGTGATGACTGATGAGTGGTCGCCGGTGTCCGAGGATGGCCGCCCCGAACTGGTGGTGGGTCCGCAGATGGCGCAGCTGGCCGCCGGGACGAAGGTGTTCAACGCCAATCAGACACGGCAGATGATGGGCTGGGGTGGCACTCCGAAAACCCTGGTGGTGCGCGATGTCAACGACGAGCTGATCGGCCGCATGCAGGTGGTGGCTGCCGACACCGCCACCGACGTGTATGGCGACATGGCGAGGATTGGAGCGTTTGCCTGATGCACACGAAAGAGAAGGCCAAGTATTGGACATACATCGAGGAGCGGAAGCCCGGCATACGCAATTTTCGCAAGAAAACGTATTTGCGCACATGTGCGACGCCTGGTGATTTTTCGTGGTCGGTGCTGTGGTTCGCCAACCCGTTCCCGGCCGAGGGTGCGAACGTCTCCAAGGCGGAACTGGTGCTCCATGCCCGCCCCAACAAGGGTACGGGACGCCATGAGATCAGGGTTCAGAGGGCAGCAAAGTGGGACTGTCAGTTTTGGGACTTGTCGTGGCAGCATCGCCCTCCAGCCGTGGGCCCGCATGCTGTGTGGTCCAAGACCGGCAAGGTGGGCGATGGTGAAACGATTCGTATCGACGTCACCCAAGTGTTGCAGGAGGTTGCCTCCGGCGCCCCGTTCTACGGACTGATCCTGTGGGGCGGCGTATCTGGCGATGTGATGGCGTTTGACGGCACCGACAAGTATCCGCCGCGCTTGGAGGTGACATGGTGGACAAACCCATACGCTCCCACCGACTTGGCTCCTGCCACGAACACAGTGGTTGCCACCCCCACCCCGGTGCTGCGGTGGACGTTCTTCGACAAAGCTGGCCGCACTGACATCGCCCAGATGCAGGTGCAAACCGCTGACAGCCAAAACGCCTTCACGGTGCCCTCGTACGATTCAGGGCAGATCTCCACCACCCTGTGCGAGTTCAACCCTGCCGAACATGACGGATGGCCCAAACTGACACCAGGTGGCTCTCTGTGGTGGAGGGTGCGCATCGCCGACGGTGATGGCAGATGGTCACCATGGTCGCAGCCCGCCAGGTTCACGCATCACACAAAGCCAACCATTGAAATGCTGGCCCCACGCGAGGGCACCATCGGCGACTCGACGCCGCCTGTCGTGTGGAAGGTGACACCTGGCACGGGCGGCTCGGTCAAGTCGTGGCGTGCACAGATCGTTGATCTGGATGGGAACACCGTTGACGACTCGGGGATTCACCACTCGCAGGACACAACGTGGGTTCCATCGAAGCCGGTACGCTCCGGCAAGCCGTACCGGGCATGGGTGTTTGTCTACGACGAGCATCCGGGCCGCACGGGAACCCCGGGTGATCCGATCTACCGGTCTGCCAATGTTTCATTCGCCTACGATCCGGTGAACGCCACTGACACCTATACGGCGAATGCTCGTGTTGTCCAAAGGCCCGGCACCCCGTTGGTGACCATCAGCTGGCTGGCCGACGGATATCCGGACGGATTCTTCGCCTCCGTCGAAGACAAACGGTGGACCTTCCCGTCCAGCCAGCGAAGCTTTTCGATCACCACCCCGATGGCCGCAGGCCGCCATGATGTGCGCATCGGCCACATCACCAATGGGCATGAACTGGTGGAGCGGACCATCGGCGTCGATCTGAAATTCCGGGGCACATGGATCATCGATGAGTCCGACGATGCTCCGGTGTGCGTGGCAATCGTTGACGACACCGATCACGACATGACCCAGCCGGAAATCTCATCCAAGCTGGAGCCGCTTGGTGCACGTCACGCCATCGTGGTGGTGTCCGCTCAGCACGGCTATGAGGGCAAGCTGGAAGGCAAGCTCGTCAACATGGGCGACACCCCAGAGCTGCAGGCCCCGGCATTCGCGAAACGACTCATGGAGTGGAAACCGCAGGTGGGCAAACGGTTCACGATGATCATCGAGAATCTGTCATTTCAGGTGATGCTGTCCGATATTCAAATGTCGGGTGTGAACCGTGAGGCTGGCCGCATGTGGAGGGCGTCCTGTGACTTCAGGCAGGTCGACAACTGGCTGTTCAACGGGGGCATGCTGTGATCACCCACAAGCTGTCGGCCGCCGATCTGGCGGCCTATGAGCGTGGCCTGCTGTCGGACCACAAGATGCGCGTGCTGGTGCAGGTTCTCGACCTGGATCACCATGTCCAGGGCGAGGCGACCGGCGTGGTGCTGTCCGGGTCGGTTGACATCGATGTGGAGCAGGATGTGATGCGTACCTGCACCATGGAGATATCCGATCCGGGCAACAGGCTTGGCCTTGACGCCCCCGGCATTTCCCATGCAGCCCTTTACGCCGACCGCATGCTGCAGGTGCATTACGGCGTATGGTCGCATGAATATCCGCACTGGGTGGACATGCCGATTTTCGCTGGGCCGATCATGTCGCTGCGGCGCTCCCGCCATTCGATTTCGTTGACTGCCTCATCGAAGGAAGTCATGGTCAATCAGCCCCAGTCGCGGACGTGGAGGTTTGGGCCTGGAACCCTGAAAACCTCCATCATGCGTCGGGTGCTGGCCGACTGTGGGGAAACGCATGTCTCGATCCCCTCGTGGAGTGACAGGATTTCGTCGCCGTGGGTGTGCTGGTCGAGCGAGGCGCCGTGGCCAAAACTGCAGCAGCTGGCCTATTCGCTGGCTTCCCGTGACCATGGCACAGACCCTTTGCTGCACTATAACGGCGCTGGTTGGGTGGTGCTCAAACCGCATTCCGAGAACACGGCGTGGAAGTTCACACGTGACACCGACATTCTCACCGAACCGGACATCACCTCGGACCTGTCGCAGGTGAAGAATTTCATTGTCGTGTCCGGGGAGAAAAACAAGAATGGCACCGTCCATGCCTATGCATCCCTGCCCGATTCACATCCCCTGTCGGCCAAATCGCTGGCCAGAGGCGGGGTGCGGCGCAATCTTCGCGAGGAGATCCAAGATGACCAGATCACGACGACGGCTCAGGCGAAACGGATCGCCCAGGCGCGCCTGGACCGCCTTGGATGGTCGTATGTGGATGTGAATTTCGATTCGCTCGTCATTCCGCACTTGGAGCCACGGGATGTGATCGACATTGCTGCCGGCGATTGGCATGAAAGAGTGCAGCTCACCAAATACACGATTCCCTTGACGGCAGATGGGGTGATGTCCATTGGCCGGCACATTCACACCCGGAGGGTGACTCGAAGAACTCCGGCACGCAGGAGGCGATGAGCATGGAGCAGGGCACAGTGCGCATGGTGAACACCATCGAGGCCGGCTGCATCATCACCAACCATATTGAACACGAGCTGGCGTCCCCCAATGCTGGCGACATTGATCCTGACGGCGGCATCCTCACCCCCGACGGCGGCACCACGCTGCTGCCCTACACGGGGGTGGAGATCATGTCGTTTGACGAACCCACCGACGAAGACCCGTATGCCACCGATGACCATTGGATTATTGCACTGGATGAGGGCGCGCCGGTCGACAAGGTGACGTGGGATGAGTCTGGGGAAACGTGGATGCAGCAGTGGCCGGCGAGCATTGAGCTGGTCGCCGATGTTGAGCTGGGTGATGGCACCGATGCGCAGGTTCTAGTGCCTCACAGTCTGCGTGCCGTCATGGACACCGGGGTGCGTGAGGAAGGCCGGGGCGAAACGGTCGTGTTCGACCTGGTGGACGGTCGATGGACGATTGTTGACATCATCGGCCGCAAGGCGACGATCGTGGGGTCCGCCATCGATGAGCAAACCAAGATCGAGATCGCCTCGGCATCGGGGGCCAATCGCAACACCTACTCCACCCGCGCCCCGGAGGGTGGCGGCGAAAAACCGGGCGACGCGTGGTTTCAGCTGGCCGGTGGTCACACCATCGGCATGTGGCACTGGGACGGCAGCGCTTGGAGGAAGGATGTCATCGACGGCACATCCATCGCCAACCTCGACGCTGGCACTATCGTGTCTGGATCCCTGTCCGGCATCGACATCTACTCCCCCTCCCCTGAGGAGACCCCCAGGGTGCATATTGGATCATCCACGCTTCAAGTGGTTCGCTCCGACGGTGAAGATGGCGAGATGGCCACCATCACCCTGGGAGGACCAACAGACGACCAGATGATGCTCTATGGTGTCGATGGCGAGCCGACAGCAGGCTTCACCGCCGACGGTGGCGGCGTGGCCAAAACAATGGATGTGGCGGACACCCTCACCGTGGGCGGCCAAAACATCATCGACCTGCTGGAGCAGCTTCCGCGGGGCGTGATTGCCCGTCGGCAATTGGGCGACAAATCTGAGCTGAACGATTTCAAGTTTGGCACCTCAGATGTGGGGGTTTATGAATTCGCCCTGGATATGAAGGCCGATAGAGCCTACCGGTTTTGCCTGGCAGCGCATGTGTTCATCAACACGGCAGCACCGGTGGTGCTGCGCCTGAAACAGGAGATTGGCGATCCAACACCAGCGGCGCCCACGATCGATTCACCGCAGATTGACACGGCGACAATTCAGATGGCCGGCGGAAATGGATATTTGGTGTGGCAGCCCATGCTCCCCATATCACCCGTGGATCAAAAGGTGCGTCTGCTGCTGACTGCAGCAGTAATGAAGCCAGGCGAATGGGGGCTTTTCCCATCATCTGAATATCGCACATCAAACATGTTTATCGAGGACATGGGAGTGCACGCCTCTGACTCGGACGGCCAGGTCAACTTTGGTGGCGGAATCCCCTATCAGGGTTCTGCTCCAATACCGTCACCTTCGGGTGAACCGGTTAAGCAGTACGTCAATATCTGGTATCCGTCGCAAATTCGCTGCTGGTCGGGAAATCATACGGTAGACAATTTCCTGCAGCAGGGATTCTACAATAGGGAATCGCGGTACTCGGTCATGTTGTGGTCCTCTACGCCGTCACAGGATATGGCAGGTGCCACGATACAAAATATGCAGGTGTACTTGAAGAACGAGCAGTTTTACGGTGGCTCTGGTCGGGCGATCATTGGCCAGTACAGGAAGACAACGCTACCCGATAGTCCGCAAACATCAGGCGGAGGCGCATTCTGGTCGCCGCAGTGGACGGCCGGCGCCGGCAAATGGGTGAATCTTCCGAAGTCATGGTGGGGGCCGATTGCTCGGGGCGAGATTCACGGCTTCACGCTTGGCGAGGGCTATGGCGGCACCACCAGCGGGGTTTTCGGAAAGTTCAAGTTCGACAAGTATTCGTGCATGCTGCGCGCCACATACACGAAGTGAGGTAGGGGCCATGAAGATTGATGTGTGGTCCAATTTTGGGTTGGCATTGGCCGCTGTATTGACAGCGTTGGCCACCCTTCTGGGGGCTGTCGTTCAGTCCGTGAAGACACGCAGCGATATCCACAGTATGCACCGCCAGTTGAATCACGAGATGAAACCTAATCACGGCGGCTCGCTTCGTGACTCAAACGACCGCATCGAGGAGAAGCTGGGCACGATCAGCACCGCACTGGACATGCAGGCGGATGCGTTGCGCCGTGTCGAGGGTGAGCAGCGTGGCATGGCGAAGGACATTGGCCGGCTGGCTGACACCGATATGGATTTGCGCCGGGACGCCCACGATGCACACACCCGGCTCGATGACCGAATCACACACCTGGAAAGGGGCACACGATGAGCATTGTGAACGATCCGACCGACCTGTCGGATGAGGAATTGTCGGAGGCAATCAGGGTGCTGCTCGATGAGCAGTCACGTCGAGCGATGGTGGCCGCCATGCCCAGACAGATCCTGGATGACATCGCCGCCTATCAGTCGATGTCCGGGCTTTCAGCCAAGCGCGCCCAGAAACCGGATGGAACATGGCCGGAATGGGTGCAGCCCACCTCGGCCGTGGACGCCTATCCGAAGGATGCGCATGTCTCCCACAACGGCACGGTGTGGCTGTCGTTGACGCCTGCGAACGTGTGGGAGCCGGGGGTGTCGGGCTGGCGCGCCGAGGCCACCCCCGATGAGCATGGCGATGTGAGGCCTGCCGACTGGGTGCAGCCCACCGGTGCCCACGACGCCTACGGCAAGGGTGACCGGGTGATGTTCAACGGGGCCGTGTGGGAGTCAACCACAGACGCCAACGTGTGGGAGCCCGACGTCTACCCCGACGGCTGGAAGCGGGTGGAGTCATGAGCCATGCAGCATGGTTTCCGCCCGCCAACCGGACGGCACAAAATTATGAGTCAGCCGTGCCCAGACCCAGACAGCAGAAGATTAACGTCCTCGTCCTGCACACGACGGAGGGTGGTGGCTGGCCGGGATTCGACGGTGGCCGCAAGGCACCGAACCTCACTCTGAACTGCACCTCGGGTAGGCCGCAGTGGCGTCAGCATTGGCCCCTGCCGTGCGCCTCGATGGCGTTGCGGCAGCCGTCCGGGTCGCCGTCGACCAACCGCATGAACGTATGTCAGGTGGAGCTGGTGGGCACCGGCGGCTGGGCCACGAGAGCCAACCCCCATCGTGATTACACGGTGTCCGGGCCTCACACGGATTGGACCCGGCCCGACGACATGATGCTGCGTGCCGTGGCCGATCTCATCGCATGGCTGCACAAGGAGTGGGAGCTGCCCCTCGCCGCCCCATATCCGTTTGGGGATTGGACGGGCAACCACAGCCATCGCATGACCGCCTCGGAGTGGTCACGGTGCACCGGGGTGTGTGGCCATCAGCATGTGTGGGGCAACGACCACACCGACCCCGGAACATTCCCCATCACCCGCTGTCTGGCGATGGCACGCGGCGGTTCCACGCCTGTTCCCCGCCCTGCCCCTGCAACCCCGAAACCCAAACCGATCGACCCAACCGAAGGAGAAGATGACATGCACGGATGCTGGTATCACCCGACGAAGGACAAGAACACCCGCGTCTATTTGCTGTTCAATGAGGTGTCTGGCTTCTATCACGAGTTTTCCAACGGCGCCGGTAGGGGCGCTTTGTCGTCTGGCTATGTAAATCCGATCGCCAAAAACTGGGACACGAAGGCTTGGCCTGAGATCACCGCTGGACACGCCAAGGCCGTCAAGCACGGCTGCGACCTGGTGCGCAAGGGGGCCTGACATGTGGCAGATCGACAAGACGATTCCCCTGACCGTCCGCCGCTGGATTTATGGGGTCGCCACCGCTGTGATTCCGCTGCTGATCGCCTACGGTGTGGTCGATGACAAGACCGCCCCGCTGTGGGTGGCTCTGGTGGCTGCGGTGCTGGTTCCCGGTATGGCGACGGCTGCGACGGTGCCGTCGAGCGCCTCGGTTGTGGTCGAGCCATCCGATGATCCCCAGCCAGAGGCTGTCGAGGATGGCCCTGCCGTGATCGATGAGGAGGCGGCTCCACGCCGCGCCGCCCCGGTGGAGGAAGGCTGATGTCCGAGCCGAAACTCCCCGAGGAGTATCGCTTCGGTCTGGTGACGGCCCGGGCGATCCGGGCCGTCGGAGACATGGGGCCCGAGGATGACCCCTACCCCGACGGACCACCGGTGAAGCTGGATAGGGCGGTCACGTGCACACCGGCAGACCGGTGGCGTCTGGTCCCCGGCGACCCGTCGCAGCGTGTCATCCAGGAGGCGATCGTCGCTGACTTCGACGCCGACGGATATTTGAGCCTGCATGGCCAGCGTGGCCTGTGGCTGTACCACGGCCTGTGGCATGTGAGGTTCGCCGACGAGCTGGGCTGGGACGGCATCGACATTCAGGTCACCGCCGACCACACCCGGGATCATCCGCTGGATTTGTGGACGGCGGCGGGATTTGTGCCCTCCCCATCGGTGACGGTGACGACCCTGCTGGTGCCTGCCACCGTGGCCGACGGGGATGTGCTCATCCGTGAGGGCGATCACGTCACTGGTGTGCCCCAGACCCGATTCATCGGCCCGGCTGGGCCACGGGGTGCACGGGGGGAACCCGGGCCACCGGGTCAGCCGTCGACATTCACCGGGGCGGGAAAGGGGCGACCGGACATGCCAGACACCCTCGACGCCTCCGGGCGCAGCTGGGTGGCATCTGCACCGGTGGGTGCCGTGTGGTGCTCCACCGATGGCGCCGGGGTGGGTGCATGGCAGTGGCAGAAACTGCCTTCCGGATGGAGCGTGTCGATGGGAGACACTGGGGTGGTCAACCAGACCAGCAGCCCGGCGTTCATCTCGGCACTCACGTCGCCGGACGGCACCCTGCAGCTGTCCTCCGATGCCTTGATCACGGCGCGGCGCATCGGCTCGCTGGTGATCCTCAACACCACCCTGAAGCACACCCGGAACGTGTCGTCGGTCACCGCCGCGGGGATGCCTCTGGGGTGGCGTCCGCGGATTGCCTGTTCCACGCCGGCGCTCACGGCGTCCAGCAGGGACGTGTGCCGACTTTTCCTCAACTCTGGTGGCAACCGCTCATCCATGACCGGTGATGTCGTGGACAATCTGGAGGTGCATGCGGTGTTCGACACGGATGATCCGTGGCCGACCAGCCTCACATGATTCCATGATCCCCTGCCGAGGATCACTCTCCCCCGGGATGCCCATTCGGGTGTTCCGGGGGCCTTTTCGTGTCTCTGGGGGTGCGCCCCACCAGATCGCTCACTTCTTATGATCGTTTCTGGCAGTTGCTTGACACAGACTGCCAGGGGTGGCAGTATTAGTCATGTCAACAGAACAAAGCCCCCGCGAGGCGGCCACCTCCGGGGGATGGACAGAGAAAGGACCTCTGACATGACCAAGAATAACACCTACGCCTTCCGCGACCACGCCATCGAGTGCGAGATCATCGAGCCGATCGAGGCATCCGGGGTCATCCCTGACGCCCGCGCCCAGTTCGACGTCGACGCCATCGCCGACGAGGTCATCAGCGGCTACTATGACGGATTCGCCTGCAAGGTCGATGAGGAGCGCTTCTGGGAGATCGTGGAAGCCCACGAGATCGCCGATGGTGATCATCGGATCATCTGGGGTGGACCAGACGACG